AACTGTGACGTTGAATCGAAATCTAAATAACTCGGCATATTATCTTTTTTATATAAATAGATTAATGTGTAAATCCATCATTAATTATTTGATGTGTATGACCTACTATTGTCAACTATCCACTGTTCAGGATTTAATGTCCATTGTTTTTGGAAAGAACCTACGACTTGGTCACTTTTTACATTGTGTTCATGAATAACTTTTGTTGTTGTTTGAGTGGTTCCACCCTCAACCTTTTTTCTTCTTTCCTCTTGTTCTTCGAGTTGTTTGGTCATACCTAATGAGTCCTGTATTCCTTTAATTACTGCAGCACCACCTGAACCAAACTTTTCAACTAACGAATCGGTACCTTCTTTAAGCAAATCACTAAAGGATTGACCTGTGTCTTTAGCGTCCATACCCACTGCAGCCTCAATCACATTATCCGCCACTCCCGCAGCTCTTAGTCTCGCTAAGGTTACCAAGTAATTAACGTCTCTATTGATGTTCTCAACCGCAGTTACTTGTTTTCTAATGAGATCACCCTCACTAACCTCTTTAAATTCGTCTTGATATTTAAGTAGTGTTTTGGCAACACTTTGATCGATCTTATCTAATGATATTGCAGTTGCACCTCCAAACTGTTCTTGTAATTCAGGACTTGTAAGTGCAATACTCATCTTACCGTCCTTCATTCTGGCAATGTTAGTTAAGAATTCTTCTTGTTCCTCACTTAATCCTAAACCTGACATCATCTGACTCGCCTGCATTCTTTCCTGTTGTGCAATTGCAGTCTGAGTAAGGTCTTTGACATCCATGTTCAACGCCTTCGCAATATCTCTTGCTTGTCTAAGGTTCGCTCCCGTCACTTCGAATGCACCGGTCTCAGTATTATAGGTTGCTAAATTTTTGGAAACCCCTTCTAACGCACCTTGTAATCCCTCAACCTCATTGGTTGCCATATACATTAACCTAAGTGGATCGTTAAAATCACCAAAAGCAGCACCTAAAACTTGTAGGTTTGCGGATAGTTCTAACGCACCTTCGGGATCAAATACCTGATCCGCCACTTTAAATACGTCTTGTAGGTTCATTCTAACCTCAGTGGCCCTACGAACCATCTTTTCTAACCCCTCAACACTATTTTCGAATCCGTACTGATTTAATTTTTCTATGTTATCAGTAATACCTTTAATAGTAGTTTTAGATTGGAGTCCTAATTCTAATGATCTTTCACCAGCGTCAGCAATAGATTCTTGTGCCTCTGATGCTCCTATACCGACTTTCTCAAATTCCGCATATGCACCAACAATTTGTGTCATATCTAAACCATATGCTTGTGCAATTTGACCCGCACGAACTAACATATCAGATCCGACCAACGCAAACCTACCCGTACTATCAACCAACTCTTTTGAGGAATCGACCAATTCATCAAATTTAATACCCATCCTAATTAAATCAGGTTGAGCTTCCGATATTTGTTCTCTAAACTCTTCCGATAATGTACCTGTTAATCCGAGTTCCTCGTTTACTTGAGATAAAAGGTAACTTTGTTGACTAATATAAGTCTGTACACTTTGTAATGCACTTTCTTGGATACCATCGAAGAATTTACCAACTATAGTACTCGCATTACTCTGTTGGTATCCCTGCATAACAGCACCAAGATAGTTATCATCATTGGGTGCGGATGATTGATATTGTGCAGCCCCCAAAGTATCGGTTAACAATTTTATAAATCCCGACCCAAACGGTTGTTTAAGGTCCTTATCTTTATCTTTATTACCTGATGTAGAAGAATTTTGGGACGTGCCGCTTTGTATCTGTCTTTTAAATTCACTAAAAGACATATCATCGTAATTACCCTGATCGTAAAGTTTCTTCAGTTCTCTTTCACTCATACTATATAAATACCTAATCAGAAGGTTTTTCTAACTCAATAATTCTTTGAACATAATACCTTCTTAAGTATGTTGGCATTTCAAGAATATCCCTATGAGTGAATCCTTTTTTGACTAAGAATATAGTTTCAGTATACTGCGCGCTTTTATAGTCCGTAGAAAGGGCGAAAAAAGTCAACCCCAAAGTCAATCCTAAATGTGACTTTTTCTCCTGATGGGGCTATTGCGTGTTGTGTCAGATCGACACCGGGTTTGTTTTCTGTTACGTATTTTCTAAATTTTTGAGAATCTACAATTGGAAGTTTCTCAATGAAGTTTCTAATGTTCATCGGATCAGGATTTCCTGCTACAGATTTAATTAGTTTTTCTAATCTTCTTGTAATAATCGGGGGATTACCGAGTCCATTCCAATTATTTGCGATCTCTTCTAACTCCTCTTCATCTTTCTTAGATAAGAAATTAAATGTAATACCCACTTTAGATTTTTCCATGGTGTATGGATAGTCACCATTTTCATCCTCAGTCAAAGTAAAATCTTTGTATGAGAGTTCAGCCAAATCTACGGTATGTTCAAATGGTTCGTCTGTTTTCGGATCCTTTAATGTTAGAACCATTTCAGACCCAAACGCGGTATTCCTTAGAAAGATTAGGATTGCTTGTTGGTCTTCCATAGTCAATTCCTCAACAGGAACTTCTTTGGTAAGAACTTTTCTTTTTAATAACTCACTAATCACATCACCTTTCGCCACCAAGTTTGGTGAGGATAAGATGTTCTCATCCGCCGCAGTTAGATATGCGACCTTTACCGCCTTCGTTTTTGAAGGGTACATAAGTCCCCTACTTGGTAATTCAACTACATCATATGCAATTGTTGGGTCTATCCCATATTGAGGTCTGTCTTCCATATAGTTAAAATGTATACATTAAATATCAAAAAGTAAAGTTTATTTAAAATAAAAAAAGGGAACCCCGTTAAGAGTTCCCTTATAAATATTAGACAGATTTTTTTCTTAGTAGACTTGGATACACCTATCCATTCTCAATGTACAATCGATAGTTGCAAGTGCATCGTTGTTGTAATCTAATTCGTTGAAGTTCAAATCAGTGATAAATGTTCCTTGTAGAATCCATTTTTCAACTACAACACCTGTTGGATCTAACATTTCCAACTCAATGTCTTTCTTGTAACCCGCAGCGTAACCCATTCTACCTGTTACAGACTCTGCGTGTAGTCTGAACCACTCCATCAACGCTTGAGATGCTGAAGGACCAATTGGGTCTTTGAATTTAACTCTTAGTTCATTCCAAACGAATCTACCTGCAACGTAAGTTGATGTATTTAGGAAAGGAATTTCAACAGAGTTGATTTTTGCACTCGGTCTTGCTGCCGAAGTAACATACCATTCGTTGATACCCAAACTTGAGGGGAATCTAACGATAAATCGGTTAACTCTTTTCGGTTCATAAGGAACCGGCATTTTCATTAATAAATCTGCCATGTCTGTATATTTGTTATCTTTTTATTCTTTTATTATAAATATATCTCTTATCGAAATATTTTTATTTTGTTTTGGAAAGTACTTGACTTTGTCAAAAATTTTCCGTATTTTTTTGTTACCCGGTAATATTAGCAAGTAAAATTAAATAAATAATTAAAGTTGCTATTATAATTAGCCAGTATACCGGGTGTCATCTCAATTTTTACTTTTGGATAGGGGAGAGTCGTAAGACCCTCCCTTTTCCTTTTATTATTTAGATGTTCTCGAATGATGCACCTGTTGGTGTTATCAAGAACTCTACATCAATAAATTCCAATGCTCTTGTTGGTTTGACATAAATCTTACCTCTTAGAGTATTTGCATCAATATCCTCAGGATCGTTTGATACGGTTACTCGGAATTCATATAAACCTCTTTCTTTCTTAATTGATTCAAGAATTGGATTTACCAATCTTAAGAACTCATTTCTTACTTGTTCGTCGTTTTGTTCGAATAATAATCTTACTGCAACTGCCGAAATAAGTTTTCTCGCTCTTAATAACAATCTTCTTACGTTAATTCTATCAAGTGCTGATTCTCTAACCTGTAAGGTTTTGTTACCCCAAATGATAGTACCTGTATCTGAGAATGTTGCGATTGGGTTAATTCTTGCTTTATATAGATCATCTCTATTATCCAAAGTAAGTTTCTTCTTCGCTTTAATTGCGTTTACTAAACCTCTTTGGTAACCCGCCACTGCGAACCAAGGATAAGAAACGTTATCGGTCAATGCGATATTCTTAACAACTTCACCTGTAGGTGGGATGTATAATTGAGTTGCATTATCCCCATCTCTTACTTGGATCCAAGGCCAATAGGTTGCTGTATAGTTAGTATCTAAATCAACAGTGTCTAATTGATCAATTATTTCATCAACATCAGATGTGTTAGGTGCGTTTACAATATATAATGAATCCGCTCTATCACCTTCAACCATATCGATTGCTTGGTTAACCAATGAACTGTGGTTATAGAAATCAATACCCGGTGTTGCGAAGATGTTAATATCTACTGATTCAGGGTTAGAGAATGTTTCAATTGCCTGTAAGTATGCGTAGTAATCTGAATTACCCACCGCAGAACTGAATACACCACCGTTAGTTGTATGTCCACTTACGTAAGTGTTCTTACCGAAAATGTGACCATCACCATTAGTTCTTGTACCTCTGTAGATATCCCATCCATCGAAACCACCACATACTGCCAATGTGAACTTTCTAAATGATTTTGAATCTAATTTCCCTTTATCTGCACCTTCTAAATCGTAAGGTGTTGTCTTATAACCTGTCGGTGCATTAACTGATAAGTGGAATCCATGTGAAGTTTGAGATGCCGCATTTCCTTTATAGTGGAATAAATCAGAATCCAAACCAATTTGACTTGATAAACCTAAAGTTACCTTTCTTACTTTATCACCGTTTGTTAATTCAGGTTCACCTAAAGAAGAGTATCCAATAACATCACCTGCATCATTGTATTTGGTTTTATATAATACATTACCAATCTTACTTGTACCTAAAAGATCTGAAGTAAATCCTTTAAATCCAGCGGGGAATGCATCTACAGGGTGATCTTCTGCTAAGTTCAACATAATATATTTAGATCTTAGTTCGTATTCACCATCTGATGTACCAATCTTTCTACCAATGTACCCCGGTAAATCAGGATTCATTGAACATCTTGAGAACTTCTCAAGTACTGACATATTATCATCAGTGTCATTGAAATCTCTAACGATTAAATCAAATTCACCCGTTTCAATATCAATGTTTTGGATTTGTATTTTTACTTGATTGTTTGCTGCGTCACCGTCAGAAATACTTACGATACTAAATAGATCTGAAACAGTACCACCTCTCACTTCCGATACGATGGTTGGTGATGCGGGAGTATCCCATTGATTTAAGAAGTCGTTATCGACATCGTGATAAACAACATCAGTAGATAAACCTCTCACTAAACCTAAATCGTGTAAAGATTTTAATAGGTTAGGGTATTCTTCGAATACATAAACAGGGAATTCACCTTTTTTCTTATCAAAAACATCACTACCTAATACTTTAGACACATACTTTGTTGATGAGACATCTAAAGAACATGTGAATGTTTTAGAACCACTTGTTGATCCAACCGCAGTTAATGTGAATTCACCAAGAGGATTAGATCCAATTTCAGTAGATGAAATCGTTAGATCGGTATTACCCGTAACTTCAAGTTCTAATGATTCACCATCATACGAACCTCTCGATCTTAATGCCAATACAATCATATTGTCATAGTCGGCGTTTACTTCCGCAGACCACTCATATTGTGCAATGTTCCATCCATTATTTGCTGTGCTCCACACAAACAAGTATGAATAAACACCATCTATATTTCCTAAACCATCCTCCTTAAAGAATGTGTTGTACCAATTATTATTTGAGTTACTACCAATAGGTCCTGCGATTTCTAATGAGTCGGTTAATGATGCTGTATCATTCCCATCTACATGACCGATTGTGAACCATGTTCCGTCTTGTACCGTTAATCCTGTTATAAAATCAGGGATTGATGTTCCGTCGTTTGCTGTTTTGTCAGATAAATCATTGTAGAATGCTGACCCCGCGATACTTAAATCCGTGTTCGCGTTTGGTGTAGCACCTGATAAACTGTCAACCACTGAGTTGGTTAACGTATCTAAATCTACAGTAATTCCTCCTAATGTTTTAATCCCGAAAGTTTTTAGTGGTTTATATCCTGTTAAACCTAAAACTCTCGTTACGAAAAGTTGATTTGATTCTTGTAGGTATGATTTTGCAACATATCCTAATTCATATTTAGGGTTACCATCTGAAAATTTTACAGGGGAGGTAGGACCAAAATAGGTTTTGAATTCATCAAAATTTCTTATTAGAATTGGTTCAAATGCGGGTCCTTGAATAGTTTCACCCGCCAAACCTAAGGTAGTTACACCTACACTTTGAGCTACGAACGTTAGATCCTTCTCTGATGTATACACACCCGGAGAAACGAATACTCTGTTTGAATTTGCCATCGATTACTTGAGTTATATTTTTTATTGTCTTTATATAAATATCTTTGTTTTTAGTAAAGATTTCTCAACTTTTTTATTTTGAGATATTTAAAGATATAATTGTATCCTTTTTTATCTTTATGAGTATTCGAAAAACAAAAAACCTTAAAATCAGTGATAGACACCATGATAAACTAAAGTCATACTGTGATGAACATGGTATGAAGATTTATAAGGTCGTAGAAATGTGGGTGGATAAGTACTGTACCGATCGAAAAAAAGACCTATATGGTGAATAGTTAGAATAGATAAGTCACACCAATTCTTGCTCCAATCCTCGGTGTCCCCTTTAAAGTAATTTCAGTTCCTGAAGAAATATCAAAGTCTTCACCCTCTTCTTGTAAAAGACCGTTAATATCTAAACTTATTACACTATCAATATTATTAATCGTAGTGAATGATAGTGACGAACCATCATATGTGAAGTATTCGGTAGATACCTGTCTAACGTTACCCTCACTATCAACGAAAACACTTGATCTACCTTTATAATATGTGATAGTTACTTTCGCGTTCTCTCTTGGGGGTTCAACGAATGTGATTTTGGAGGTTAATGCAACATGATAAAAATCAATATCCCTTTCTTGTACGAGACCATTTATTGAAACATTAAATAATATACCCATAGTTTCCCCCACACTAAATACTGTTTGGAGTCCATCCGCAGTGAAAGTCGCGACTGATATCTCTAAATTTTTAGTGAGATATTTCTTTTCGTAATTATTACTTTGAATAAATTCATTCATTAAGAATAATCTACTCACCGCAGGTTTAACCTCGAATTCTTGATCATCAATTAAAAAACCAAGTAAAACGAATCTATAATTTTGAACGTAAAATCTACGAGAATCTAATTCAACGGGTGTGTTGTCTTCAATATTATCCAATACAATTGGTACATAATGACCTTTCACTGTCGTGTATGCCTGACGTGATGAGAATTTCTGTAGTACTATTTGATTGAATTTATTTAAATCTCTAAATTTAGTACATACAATACTTACCTCGTAAGTTATATCAATTGCCACGGGTTGGGGTATCTTATATATGTCAGCACCCATTTGAGTACCATTCCATGTTGGTACTGTTGCATAGTGGAATTGTTGTCTATCAGGTATTGTTCTTTGTAAACTCGGATTAGTTCCCGGCTGTACGTCAGGTCTTCTAATAACCGCAATAAAAGGTAGGGATGGATTCCCATCCAAATCCGCGAAATCCCACGTGTTTGTGAATTCACCCCATCTCTGTATGGTTAATATTTTTGGTATAATAGGTACCTGTCCTCCGTCAGATAAAACACTAAAGTTTTGTTTGACAAAGTCTAACATTCCTAAATCCAAATCATCATGAAGTACTGAATCAGGTAAAAAAGAATCTCCTTGCGTTATTTTATCTAATAACTCCTGTCTTCTCTCCACCAATTCATTTCCTTGGTAAACCTTTACGTTGTTTTTTCTTTTAGGATATCCCATTATACACCTCTAAATTCTGCCTCTTGTGCCGGAACACAAGTTATTGTTCTATAATATGGTTTGAAACCGAACATGTTGTGAGTATTGTCCGAAGTTACTCTACCATCATTACTTACGGTATAATACCTTATTTTATCCTCTGTTTCAGGATATCCAATGAAGTCACCATATCTAATATCAATACCTAAATCTTGTAAGTGATCAATGTAAACCGATAAGGTTAAATTACCGGGCTCCAAATACCTAACCGTACCATTCTTATAAGATGAGTTTTTAGGTTGTTCAATTTTAACTAACGCATTGAACTCGATGGGTGGGAAGAATTTTATCTGATCCTTACCAACCTCCGCATAAACCGCATCGGTATCAGTACTTTCAGTATCAACCCTGTAAAGAACTAACGTCATATTCAAATCACCGTGTAAATATTCCTTACCCAATTGTAGGTTGAAATCGAAATCCTCATTCGAGAAGAATTTACTAAGTCTTGTGATTGGTAACTTTTTACTCATATACATAAATAGTTTAAATATTCATTTGAATTCCTTATATTTAAGTAAATGTATGGGAAAGGAAATACCTGAAATAGAAGCGAGAGAAATACTAACGGGTTATACGGGGTATAATAACCAAATTTTAGAGTGGCAGAAAAGATCTGAGTCCACAAAAAATTATAGTTTAACTCGACCACAATCGGATTATATTCTGAAGTATCATGATGTGAAACCGAAAGTGGCGAAAAAGTATATTCAAATTGCAAAACATTTTGGGTCCAAACTTCAGGAAGAAAGGTTGTTAATGAAACCTGTCGATCAAATTTGGGTTGAGAAACTTCTTTGTGAAACCGATAAAGCATATCACATATGGGGAAACCTCACAAACGAAATGAAACCCGTTACAATGTGGATCCCAAAGGCATCGATTATACAGGAAGAAAAGACATTAGATAGGGAAGTTGATTATTCACCATATTCTAAAAGACCCCCAATGTCCCATCAAAAAGAAGCAATTGAGAAACTACTTGCGAATGATAGGTTCATTCTTGCTGACGATATGGGACTTGGTAAGACGACGAGTACTGTTATTGCATCTATAGAAAGTAAGGCGAAGAAAGTATTAATTGTGTGTCCTGCGTCGCTAAAAATTAATTGGAAAAGAGAAATAGAAAATTACTCAGAAGATCATGTATTAATTGTTGAAGGAAAAAAGTGGGGTTCTACCTTTAAGTATTACATCATTAATTATGACATTCTTAAAAATTTCCACACCACGGAAAATAGTGAGGATAGTGAAGCGTATCAAATCATTTTAAATGAAGGTTTTGACCTTGCCATTGTAGATGAGGCACATTATATCTCAAATAGTCAAGCACAACGAACTAAACTACTAAATGACATCTTGGCTAAGATCCCTAAGGTTTGGTTACTTACAGGTACCCCTATGACCTCAAGACCTATTAATTATTACAACCTACTTAGAATTGTTAATTCGCCACTAACCCTTAATTGGAAGAGTTATGTGATGAGGTATTGTAAAGGATATCAATTTAGAGTAGGTGGTAGAAAGATTTGGAATACGAGTGGTGCAAGTAATTTAGATGAATTAAGAGAACAGACTAAAGCGGTCGTCCTTAGAAGACTTAAAACTGATGTACTCGATTTACCTGAAAAAATTATATCCCCGATTTGGTTAGAGTTAAAGAATTCTTTTTATGATGATGAACTGACCGAATTTTTAAGGATTAGTGAAGAGAATAAAGAAAAAGAAAGTATTACCGTGACCCTGAACAGGTTAATGAAACTACGTCAACTCATTGCCATCGAGAAAGTAGAACACACCTGTGAACTAATAGATAAGGTGTTAGAACAAGGTAAGAAAGTTATTGTCTTCACAAACTTTACCATGTCACTTGACATGATACATGAAAAGTATAAAAAGAAGTCTGTTATTTTAGATGGGAGAATGTCTAAAATTGCGAGACAAGAATCTGTAGATAGGTTCCAAAACGAAGATAAAATTAAAATCTTCATTGGTAATATTAAAGCGGCGGGAGTGGGTATTACCCTTACTGAGGCAGATACTGTTATTATGAATGACTTATCTTTTGTTCCCGCGGATCACTCACAAGCGGAGGACAGGGCATATAGGTACGGACAAAAGAACAGTGTACTCGTATATTATCCCGTGTTTGAGAATACCATCGAAATGACAGTATATAACATACTACAAAAGAAAAAGGATATTATTGATCAAGTTATGGGTGACGGAGAATACTCCGAAAGTTTTGCAAGTGAGTTAGTTAAAAGTATTAAGTAAAATATCTAAAGATTTTCTTAAATCTTCCTCAACAGATTCTATATCTACACCCCCAAACCCAATAGTTATTTGTTTATTTTTCACATTTAGGTCGACATAAGGTTCAACAGAATCAAAAATGTTAAAAGTGTAACCAATAAGATTACATCTTCTAAAGATATCCATCAACAGTTTAAGTTGATCATCATCATTCTTTTCAAAAACATTCGTTAACCTATCGTTAGGTATTGTTGTGGTTGAATTGGTAACTTCTATTGACTCGTCAGTCTCAATACCCCGTATATTAAATTCATATATTGTACCGTTGTTTTCAACAACTAAGTAGTCTACGTCTCTATGTTTCCTTTTACTGACACTCGTTGGGATAATAACACAATCATTTTCATCGTCTAAAACCACTCGAATAGGGTGATGTGAGGAATCGTTACATCTCTTATGTTGATATTGAATATCAATGCCATTGTCGATAATTGAAAAATCAACCCCACTATTATAATCTTCACCATCACCACGTTCTTTACCATATATCGGTATCATCTTAGTGTCTTTAATGACCATTCTCACATAAGACATTTCAGATAACATTGAATTGTACCATGAATATGATGTTGCAACCGATAATTTATTAGATAATTCTGTCACTTCATATAGACCAAAAACCCTATCAAAATATTTGTCTATAAATGAGATTATCTGATCACATTCGGTTCTGAATGACTCAGTTAACCCCGCGTAGGTTACTTCCTTATAATTTAGTCTCCCCTTTTTTATTAGATCATTATAAAAGTTAACCAACTCGAAGATGGCGGAATAGTTTGTTTCAATAGTATTAATGTATGACCATTTCCAATCTCCCCTTATTTTTTGCCATACACCCCATTTTGGTTGATTCCTATATAAATCCCAAACATCCTCGTTTATATCATACTTTGAGGTTATACCATCATAATCTTGTTTTGATATGACTTTATTAAGTGAAGAAATAAAATATGACTTATTCTCGCGATTGTTAACAAATACACTTTGAATGATTGTCCTATCTAATTTAATATTCCTTTTTAATTTCTGAATATCCATCAAAATATACTAAGGGTTTTTACAAATATAAACTATTTATTGTAATAACACAAGTATGGCAAGTACAATTATAACACCCACAAACAAAGAGAAACTTTATTCTCAAATTTTCCACCTCTTAGGAATGCCTATCAGGTCAGTAGAATTGACTGAAGAACAGATGGACACATTCCTCGAGTTAGCCCTCGATGAATATGAACAATACGTTAGTGATTGGTTAATAGAATCACAATGGTCGTCTTTAGCTGGGTTAGACGTTGATACACAATCATTAACAAGGGCATTCACAACGAGATCATTAGACTATGAGACACAATATTCTCATGCATATTCTAAGATAGTTGGATTACAAACGGGTGGTGACTCCATACTTAAAAAAGACAAGATTGAACTTATACCAAACCAACAGGTTTATGAAATCCCTGCGGGTCGTGAAATTAATGAGTTATTATGGTTTACGAGAGCCGAACTTACTGATTCGATTGTTGACCCATTCTTAGGTGGTTTCGGTGGTCTTGGTGGTGTAGGTTTCGGTGGTGTCGGTGGATTTGCCCAAATGGGAACTTCAGGTTCATATTTTATGTTACCCGCATATGACCTATTGGCTCGTATGCAAGACAGAAACATTAAGAATAGACTTATTGGTGGTGAACTGACCTACCGTGTCACTGCGGGTCCTGAAGGTAAAAAATACGTTCATTTATATAACGTACCGGGTGGTAGATTCGATTTTGGATCCATCCAACAACACAACCACTATGTGTGGTATTGGTATTACGATACACACGATAGAGATGATTGTTTAGATAAAAACAAAGACGTTGTGAAATTACCTTCAGATATTGCAACTGAAGAGTTAACATGGGAAACACTTAATAAACCTGCTCAGAATTGGGTAAGAAAGTATCTTATTGCATATTCTAAAGAAGGGTTAGGTAGAATATATTCTAAATTCTCAGGGGACCTTCAGGTACCTGATAGTCAAGTTAAGTTAGATTATAGTTCTCTACTAACAGAAGGAAAGGACGAGAAGTTAAAACTTGTGGAAGAATTAACACAGAGGTTAGAAAGATTACGTCCCGACAAAATGTTAGAGAGAAAGGGTAATGAAGCTGAGAATTTAAACAAATCTTTAAAGTACAGACCTATTCAGTCTCCTTTTAACATGATCTAAGAGATATCGGTGTGGGTTGCGAAATCGTGACCACCCCTTTCTATTATATCACCTTCCCGTGAAGGACTACTATCGACTTTAAAATCAACAGCATCTCTATTTTTTTGCACCCATTAAGGATCGACATGTTTGATACTATCTTCTAAATAAAGGAAGTACGGATCTCTCTTAACCTTTTTCCAAAACATCACCTCACTATCAGATAGGGTCATTACCTCATCAAAATCATCTTGGTGACCTTCTTTCATTGGATAACCATTAACTAATTCGCATTGTGACGATGTAAAGAAAGGACGATCCTTAGGATCTTCAATTAGTATTTCATTTCTAATGTCAGGGTGAAACACCACCAACAATGGTTCAATCCTTTTATTAAAAGTACTAATATATCTTGCAACATTGTAATCTCCCTTCATATCAGGATTATCATTCAATTCCTTTTCTGTAATCATGAATGAGTTAATCTTAATATAATTTTCAGGGACTTCTGTTCCATGTTCCTCAAAATATTCTTTTTGGAATTTTTTTGTGGGTTTAGTGATCTTCTGAACATCACCATCACCTTTACGATCACCATTATTTACGTAGAATATTGTTTCACCTAAACCTGCGGGATAATCATTTTTAATGATGAGTTCCATATGTGCCTTTCTCGCCTTACTCGCACCACTTTTAGTGGTTGTTTTCATATCTCTTAAGTATGCGGGTATACTTTGTTTTACCCTTGCCTTATTTGCAATCTTAGCGAGAGGGATGTCCTTATTAAATATCTTTTCTATGTACGAATAATAAACCTCAAGAAATTCCTGACCCTTACCATCTAAAAGTAATTTTAGACTTTCATCTAAGAAATCAACGATATAACCATGTAGGTTCTTAGACTTAATAGTATTACCTGTTAACTTAAGACCTCCACTTGGTTTTTTAAGTACATAATTCTTCCTTGCAACATTAACTGTGGATGGTGCAACGTAATCAATATCCAACCCCATTTCATTCCTCATAAAAATGTCATTGAATTCTGCGGTGTCGGCCTCGGCACCTTTATAGAGTTTACCTCCCACTACTAATTCATTCTTTCCTTTACCTAAGTATTCTCTTTCATCTACATCAGGTGGACATGAGAAGTTAACCCCATCAGTGTCCATTACGAGTGGTTTATATCCTTTCTTTTGGAAGAACATAATCATCATTCTTAGACTCTGTCTACCAACACAAGTAATTGTTTCTCCTTTATCCATATCTCCCCATGGGAATACATGTGGGGCAGATAATGAACCGAAATATGCATTAATAAAGATTTTAATAGGTAATTGTTTTCTATCAAACTTCTTTGACTGCACAGGATCTGATTTTGAGTATTGTGCCGCCAATTTCTTGTATTTGATACGAACATCTCGGAAATACTTTAACATCGACTTCTGAACCCCCATAACATCACATTCAGGGAACACATCGTAAACAAGTTGTATTGATGGGTAAAGTGATGAGTAGTCAAACTTAACTACATTCTCTGAATATCCAACGGCAAGTAATCGTGATAAACCACCTGTAATTGCCCTACGTTCTTGTTTTTTAGGTATTGCTAAATTGTGTTTATAAGACCACGCTAACATGATCAATTTCCATAACGTAGCGGTACCCATTGTAGAAACCCTTTCATATGTTGTAGGTACCAATTTTGAGAGTAGGAATGTCGATTGACTAAACGATTCATCAACCACCATAGTTTCATACAAGTCATCATC